GAGAGGCCCCCCTGTCTTTTCTGCCCGTATATCCCCGATGCAGTCCGAACCGATGCAAGATAGTCCGTTTAAGATTCGACCCAATCCAGTTCAATGACAGATAAACCCAAAAGAGTCCAACCCCTACGAGGGGCAACTGAGCCAAGAGTCCACAGCCCACTTCTTAAAGGCAAATCTAGAGCTGGTGAAGTTCTAGAGATGATTGAGCGCTTAAAGATGGATGAACTGATGCCTTATCAGAAGTTTGTCCTTAATCAGATGCTTATGGTCAATAAGAAGAATCAATATCGGATCAAGACCGCGTTACTGCTCATATCTCGTCAGAATGGCAAGTCTCACTTAGGCAGAGTCCGAATCATCTGGGGTATGTTCTATGGTGGCGAAAAGAAGCTCATCATCATGTCAGCCAACCGCGCAACATCGCTGATGCTCTTTCGTGAAATTGCCTGGATTATAGAATCAACGCCGGAACTTAAAGCCATGACAAAGGCAATCCGTTATGCCAACGGTGGCGAACGAATAGAGCTGCTCAATGGTGCAACGCTCGATGTCATTTCAGATAACTCATCTAGCCCACGCGGAAGAACAGCAGACTTCTTATGGATTGATGAAATCCGCGAAATCTCAGAAGATGGCTATAAAGCTGCAGTTCCAGTAACTAGAGCTAGAGCCAATGCTCAGACATTCCTTACCTCAAATGCTGGTGACCATTTCAGTAGCGTACTAAATGGCTTAGTCGAACGCGCTAAAGATTATCCGCCAGAGACTTTTGGCTACTACGAATACTCAGCACCTCAGTATTGCAAGATTGACATTACTAGCGATTACTTTTGGAAAAGCGCTGTTGCACCTAGCAATCCTGCACTCGGTTACATAATTACAAAAGATTCGATTGAAGAAGCAATAGCGACAAATCCAATCGAGCAGACAAGAACAGAAACGCTTTGCCAATGGATTGACTCATTGCAATCGCCCTGGCCGCATGGAGTCTTGGAAGAAACCTCAGATAATACTTTGGAGATGGCTGTGGGCGCTTACACAGTCTTTGCATTCGATGTCAGTCCGTCAAGGCGCAACGGATCATTGGTTGCAGGTCAATTATTGCCCGATGGTCGAATCGGCATAGGAATCCTAGAAACCTACAGCTCTCAGATGGCAATCGATGAGTTAAAGATGGCTGCCAGCATTAAAGCCTGGTGCGACATCTATAAACCGCGACTAGTCTGCTTTGACAAATACGCAACACAGACGATTGCAGACCGTTTAACGCAATCAGGCGTTATGTGTGAGGATGTCTCGGGCCAGCAGTTCTACAAGGCCTGTGGTGACTTATTAGAGGGCTTGGTCAATCATCGCGTGGTTCACAATGGACAAGCAGAGCTAATTCAGCAAATGAATAATTGCGCAGCTAAGGTGAATGACTCAGCATGGAGAATTATCAAACGAAAGTCTGCTGGAGACATCTCAGCACCTATCGGCTTGGCAATGGTTGTATCGAAGCTGATGCTGCCTGCTCCAAAGCCTCAAATCATTGCCTAGACACAACACCCCGAAATTGTCAAATATTAGACAAAGTGTGCTAATATGTAAACATGGGTCGCTTACTGCAAACATTCGGACTACAACCTAAACCTTTAATCGAAGCACAGTCAGCACCCCAAGTTTTAGGCGAATACTCGCCTTATGCAATGCCGTTTCAATATGCGTATGTTTCAAGAGAAGAAGCTTTAAGCGTTCCCGCGTTGCAACGCTGCCGCAATTTATTAGCTGGCACAATCGGAGCAATCCCACTCGAGTTGTATCGTAAATCTACAAATGAAGAAATTGCGCCACCTGTATGGATTGAACAACCTACTTACTCACAACCACGATCTATTACAATCGCTTACACAGTCGAGTCGCTACTCCTATATGGACAAAGTTTCTGGAAATGCGTCGAGGTCTATAACGAAGATGGCAGGCCGTCTAAATTTGAATGGATTGCTAACAATCGCGTAACCGCAACACTTGATTCTACAAATACATTTGTTAAGTCTTATGCAGTAGATGGCACTACATTGCCAATGGACGGTCTAGGAAGTTTAATCACATTCCAGTCATTGCTTCCTGGCATTCTCAATACCGGAGTGCAAACAATCCGCGCTGCTATCGATGTACAAAAAGCTGCAGCTATTGCAGCAGGTACTCCAATGGCTACTGGCTACATCAAAAACAACGGTGCAGACCTAGACCCTAAAGAAGTTCAAGGATTACTTAACGCATGGAAGAACGCACGCAATAACCGTTCAACAGCGTATTTGACAAGCACTCTTGAATATACACCTGTTTCATTCTCACCAAAAGAAATGATGTACAACGAGGCGATTCAGAATCTCGCTACAGAGATTGCCCGTCTTTGCAATGTGCCTGCTTATTATGTTTCTGCTGAGATGAATAACTCAATGACTTACTCAAATGTTCAAGATGAGCGCAAACAATTCTTAGCATTATCTTTACAGCCATTTATTACAGCTATTGAAGATCGTCTATCGATGGATGATATTACTCCTCGTGGTCATGTCGTGAAGTTTGACATCGATAAGAATTTCCTACGCACAGACCCATTGCAAGAACTTGCAGTAATTGAAAAATTGCTATCGCTTGGACTCGTCACAACAGAGCAAGCGATGGAAATGACAGACCTATCACCTAATGGAAGCAATGGTATGGAATGACACAGATCGTAACCCTTACGGCTGAACTTACAGCGGATTCCGCTAGCCGCACTATCTCTGGCAAAATTGTGCCATTGAATGTAGAAGCAGGTTCAACCAATTACGGCAAAGTAATATTTGAATCAGGATCAATCGAGATTCCTGATGCTAAGTCAATCAAGTTGCTCAGCCAACACGATGTAAAGAAGCCTTTGGGTCGCGCTGTTAGCTTCTCAGAGTCAGACGATGCAATCAACGCAGTATTCTCTATTAGCCGTTCACAACGCGGCACAGAAGCACTTATCCTGGCAGAAGAAGGATTACAGTCCGGACTTAGCATCGGTGCAGAAGTATTAAAGTCAAAGATTAAAGATGGCGTGACTTATGTATCCGCTGCTCGTTTAGTCGAAGTAAGTTTAGTAACAGAGCCAGCATTCAAGTCTGCTCAGGTTACTGATATTGCAGCAGAAGAAGCCGCAAAGGCAGAAGAAGCTGCATCCGAAACCCAACCAAAAGAAAGCGAGACAGTAGTGGAAGAAACCACAGCAGTCGAAGCAACACCATCAGTAGAAGCTGCGGCTGTCGAGGCTGCTCGTCCTACTGTTACAGCAATGGCTTACACAAAGCCACGCATTGAAATCACAGCTGCTAAGTATGCAGAAAACACAATCCGCGCAGCGCTAGGTGATGAGTCAGCTCGTCAATACCTACTTGCAGCAGATAACACAACAGACAACGCTGGTCTCGTACCAACTCGTCAGTTGTCAGAAATCATCAACCCACTTGGAACAACAATCCGCCCATCAATCGATGCAATCTCTCGCGGAGTGCTTCCTGATGCAGGTATGACATTCGAGATTCCAAAAATCACAGTAATGCCAACGGTTGCAGAAACAAACGAAGATGCAGCATTCAACGAGACAGACCAGAACTCAGCGTTCTTGTCAGTATCAGTTAAGAAGTACGCTGGACAACAGACATTCTCTGTTGAACTTCTAGATCGTACATCTCCAGCATTCTTCGATGAACTCGTTCGTAACATGGCTTCTGCTTACGCAAAGGCAACAGATGCAGCAGTAAACGCAGCACTCATTGCAGGCGCAACAGCAGATGCAACAACAACAACAACTTACCCAACAGCAGCAGAATTGCTTGGAATTGTTGCTCGCGGTTCAGCTTCTGTTTACAACGCGACACTTGGACTTCCAAACCCATTCGCTCGCAACATGATCGTAAACACAGCACAATGGTCAAACATCATGACTCTTAACGATTCAGGTCGTCCAATCTACACAGCATCACAGCCAATGAATGCTGGCGGTCAAGTTGCGCCAACATCTCTACAAGGCAATGTTGCAGGACTAAACCTCTATGTAACACCAAACACAGCAGCTGGAACAGACACAGACGGTTCAATCCTTATCGTGAACCCAGATGCTTACACATGGTACGAGTCACCAACATACCGCCTACGCGCAGAATCAACTGCAGCAGGTTCAGTAACAATCGGCTACTACGGCTTTGGCGCAATCGCGACAAAGGTAGGCGCTGGTGCGTTCAAGAACAACAAGGCATAAGTAACACCCTAAGTCGCTGGGAGTGGGGCGCAGCCCTTGCTCCACTCCCAGTCTTTAGAAAGGAATAGAATGTCACTTTGCACAGTTGCAGAACTTCGCTCAGCACTAGGTGTTGGCTCGCTATACGCTGATGCCACTCTTCAACAAACATGCGATGCAGCTGATGCCGTCATTCTTCCTATGCTATGGAATAACTACTCATTTAACATAGCGCATAGCAATACAACAAACACAGGCACACTTTATTTTGAAACAACTACAAAAGATGTTTTCTTCGTAGGTCAAACAGTTGTTATCTCAGGCAACGGATCAAAGCACAACGGTTCTAAAACAATCACAGGAGTTGGCGCTTACAGCATCACTTATGCCATCACAGGCAACAACAATGTAGCAGCGCCTTACCACCCAGTAAATCCTTTGGGTCAAGTCGCAGCAGATACTTATGTTGATTGGACACTTGACTCAGCAGTCCAAGAAGCAGCACTAATGATTAGCGTGGACATCTGGCAAGCTCGTCAGGTTAGCTCTACAGGCGGCGTATCACCGGACTTTACTCCTAGCCCATATCGCATGGGTAACACTCTCTTGGCTCGCGTACGAGGCTTATTAGCTCACGCTTTGAGTCCTGACTCGATGGTCGGATAATGCCAGTT